ACAACTGCATCTTACGTAGCTAATGCATCTAGCTTTCCTTTTACTGGATCAGCTATAATATCTGGAAGCTTAATCGTAACTGGATCAATAACGACTAGTGTTGGTTTTACTGGATCACTAAATGGAACAGCATCTTATGCAAGTTCATCCAGGGCGTTGGAAGTGGTACGTACTGCTGCAGAAGCGACTTACTACCCATTAATGGTTGACTCATCAAACGGAACTACTGCTTCTGAACTAGTATACTCAGCACAAAACTTTTCAGTTAAAGCATCAACGAGTGGAGTTACTGCAACTAGCTTTACTGGATCATTTTTAGGTACAGATAAGAATGCAATTATAAACCTTTCTATAGTAGGAGTTGCAGGTAATGGACGATTTGTAATACCGACGGGACAGTCTGCAGCGCCTGTCGCTGGTACTATGTACTGGGATGATAGTTTTAATAGATTGTATGTTTATAGCGGAACTAGTGCAATGTGGATAGCAATAAATTAATTTTATATTACTGTTGACTTTCTGGTAAAAAATCCGTATAATATAGTTATATTAACAATAATACACTTTATATGTTTACAACAATTACCTTAACCATTAGTTTAATTGCTAACGCAGGATTAATTTATTATCTATTTAAACAAACTGGTGATCTTAAAGACTTAGAGATCAAATTAAAAGTTACTAGAGACTATGCAAATGAGCAAGCTGAAAAGTCTTTAGCAAAAGCCCGTAAATTTGCTCATGAGAGCAAAGACAAAATGAAAAGCGTTAAACAAATTATTGAAAACGCTAAAGAAGAGGTTAAAGAGGAGATTAAAGATCAAATCACCCAAGCTCCTAAAAAGAGAAGAGGTCGTAGAAAGAAAAATACAAACACTACAAACGCATAGTAAATGGGATGCTTTGTTAATTTAGTTAAGAGCAACTTCTTGAAGAAGGCAAGCATTGAGTTGCGTCAAGCTCAAAAACTAATACTAACAGTATCCGATGATGTGCGAACTCGAGCTTTTGTAACTCCAACAGTTACTCATTGGTCTTTTAATAAAAGAGTAAAGCAAACAGAGTTTCGAAACGTCTGGAAAGCTTTTGAAATGGATAAGCTCATATTTGCTAATAGCGACTTCTTACTGGAAGATTATATTAGTATTGTGGAGGATAATGAAGTTTCCATTCTATGCTCCTTAGATAAAAAATTGGTAAGTCAAAGCATCAATCACTATTATAATGTTTATGGTGATTGGTGTTACTACCAAACAAAAAAGAAGGTAGCTGATCGCTACGCTTACATTGCTCTTATGTGGAAAGCCTTTCCAACAACTCCTTTTGCATTAAATTAGCATTTCGATTAAAAAAGTCGTATAGTTATCTCATAATGAGTACTATGAAAAAGCAAATTGAAACACACACTATTGAGTGTAAGATGTGCGGCGTAGGTAAAGTTGCGCCAATTAACATTACTGGATGGACTTGTTCTGATTGCGTAATGGAGTTGTGGGATCCTGCCGATGCTCCTAAAGCAAAGAAGCCAACTGGCTATCCTCCAGGATGGAAGTTTATGAAAGAGTTTGTACATGAGAATGGCAAAGTATACCACAAAGGTGAAGAGCAACCATCTCTACAAGGCACACTGCCTCCGACTCCGATTAAAGTAAAACAAAAGGATACCAGATCTAAAGCTCAGAAAGCAACAGAGAAGCATGAGCTTTTGGTAAAAATCAGTAACCTACGCAAGGAGGTAAAAAAAGAATCACGTGCAACTTACAGACGTAAGTTAGAAACTCAACTTAAAAAATTAGAGAAACAGTTATGAATTACACAGCAGAACAATTGCTTGAGAACTTCAATGAGCTCATGGCTAAAATTGAAAACAACATTGAAGGAGATCGAGCTCAGCAATTAATTAAATTGCATACAGATCACCAAGAACGCATCATGCTTATGCCAGCGAGTGGCAATATCAATTACCACAACTGTTTTGTAGGTGGTTATGTTGACCACATTATTCGTGTAATGGATTGTGCAGTAAAAATGCATCAGGCTTGGGAAGAGATGGGTGCTAAGATAGATTATACAGTAGAAGAGTTGTTGTTTGCAGCTTTATGTCATGATCTAGGAAAGATTGGTACAGAGGAGGCAGAGCAGTATATTCACAACCCATCAGATTGGCATAGAAAGAATCTAGGAAAGCTATATACTAATAACCCAGTTAACTCCTTTATGACTGTTCCAGATAGAAGTTTAAAACTACTAGCTGATAGAGGTATTCGTGTATCCGATAACGAGTGGTTTGGTATTAAGCTTCATGATGGTTTATATGAAGAAGCAAACAAACCTTATTATATTGGTTTTAATCCAGAAAGCGCATTACGAACGAATCTTCCGTATATCCTACACCAAGCAGATTTACTAGCATCTCGTGTTGAAAAAAACAAAACAGAGCAAGATGATAATGACAAAGAGCCGGTAGCAAAGGAATCAAAAGGACGTAAGACGTTTATGTCGGATGCGTCACCTAAAGATACAGAAGCTTTGAAAAATGTATTCGACTCTTTATTTAATAACGACTAACAATGATACTAACAATAATCTTACTTTCAGTATTAGTAATTACAATGGGTTATTTGGTATACGCTCAAAATAGAAAGTATAACAAACTCCTAAAGTACACAGAAATATATGTACAATTTATTGGTGCAATTGCAATCCGTACGCAAGCAACTTATGATCAAATGCAAGAGATTGATCGATTAGGAGCTTTTCAAGCAGATGACGAAGTGGGTATGATTTTTAACGAACTAAACGCAAATGTTACAGACCTCAACGAATTTATTACAAGATATGTCAACACCGACACCACCGAAGAAGACCAGAGCAAGGAAAAGTAAAAAACAGTATTTCGGACCAGAAGTGGATGTGAGTATTGCTAAGTATAATGCAGCTACATGCACAAACGAGAAAAGTATAATTTATCAGAAAGAGATACAGCAGCCAATGGAAAAATTGGTTGAGAATATCATCCATACTTTTAAGTTCTACTATACAGACAATGTTCCCTTACACCAAGTACAGCATGAGGTTGTTTCTTTCTTAGTAGAGAAGCTACCCAAGTTTGATCCCTCAAAGGGAAGCAAAGCTTTCAGCTATTTTAGTATTGTTGCAAAGAATTACTGCATCTTAAAGAATAGAAAAAACTATAAGAAGCTTGTTGAGCATAAGCGAGTTGATGTAGATGACAACTATGAATTAGGAGAAGAAGAGACGGAAGACAGAGTAAGCTTGGAAGAGTTTTTTGATAAGTATCTTACTTACTGGGACATAAACATTGAGCGATACTATCCAAAGAAAAAAGATAGACAACTTGCTGAAGCTGTGTTAGAACTATTCCGTAAGCGAGATAGAATTGAGTTGTTCAATAAGAAAGCTCTGTATGTTTATATACGAGAGATGACGGATGCTAGCACTCAGCAAATCACAAAGATTGTTAAGCAAATGAAGAATGGTTATAAAAGCATGCTAAGTGATTACCTTGAGTTAGGATACATTCCAAAAGAAAAAACATACACACTATGATCATCTCAGTTTCAAAGGAGGAGTTAATGGGCCTTCTCTTGAAGGAGATAAAAGCGTGGGAGTCTGTAGGTGGAGGACCTAACCTACAGGCTTTTGATTTTGATCCAAAGACAGTAAATAAAGAAATGTTGGATCAATTAGGTTACTATAAAAACAGAGAATCGTGGATAGCAGGTGTACGCATTAAGCACCTAGTTGAGTATCTAAAAGAGATACAAGCTCAACAACCTCGATAGTCAAAATTTAATCCTAACCTATTTATTGTAAAAGACGTTATGGATAAAGATCAGATACTATTTGACGATAAGTCTTTCTCAGATTTGATGAGAGACATTTACATGAACACTAAGAAAAAAGAGACGCAGATCACTGGCTTAATCGAACAGTTAAAGCCTATGATTCGTAATATGACAGATGCATCTATGATGGTACCACTGATCAAAGAGTACCTAGAAGTGTCTGTTAAGAACGACGATAACCTAGTTAAGCTTACAGCTATTGTACAGCGCTTATTAGTTTCCGGTAGCAAGAATGCGGCAACAGATGAAGGCGCTTTATCTGAAGATGAGAAACGACAATTGCTAGCAGCTGCACAAGACTTGCTAGATCAAACTACTTAGATATGGGCTTTTTTGATGGATTAAATGGTTTAGTAGGTGGTGGTAACGTTGGTAGTATTCCACAATATGTACCAACTCCTAAGCTTATTATTGGTCACGTATTGGAAGTTTGCTTAGATGCTGACTCACCTTTGTATAAAGGTAATGATCAGAACATTGGAGCAATACGTTTTCGTGATGTCTTTGGTCCACCAACTAAGGATGTTGGAAAAGAAAAAGGATCACTAGCATTCCCAGCTGATCGATCCAACTTTAAGTTGCCATTACCAGGAGAGCAGGTAGTAATATACTATGCATACTCAGATCAAATCACTCCAGGCAATCTTAATGCACCAGCATTCTATTACGGTTCAATTATAATGAACTCTGCAAACATTACAACAACCTCTTCTCCGTTTGTAGGAATTGAACCTAGTCTTCTTAACCCAACCAATGCTCGAGCATTTTCCTATTCACAATTAGAATCACGCTTTGATAAAGAGATTCAGAACCTTGAGACGTTTAAAGATTCATCTGCAAAGCCAATCATTCATAAACAGCTAAAGCCATTTGAAGGAGATTACATTTTACAAGGACGATTTGGAAACACAATTCGCTTCGGAGGCACACCTACAGATAATAATGCTGATGCAGGACCATCGTGGGCACAAAATAGAAGAGGTAAACCTGGAGATGCAATCATTACTATGAGAGTAAGTAATGAGACCATAACAGCAAAAAAAGCAAAAAGTGGTCTTTATGATATTGAAGATATTAATGAGGATGCAGCTTCTATATATCTAACAACTACTCAAGAGGTGCCATTAAAGTTAGCAATTCCTGAGAAAGGAAACAGAGAACATCCACTAGCATCGTGGGCATACGTTTACGGTATCTCAGCACCTGAAGTATTACCAAGCGAGACTCATATGTTTGACGGCGAGCAAGCGCAGTCTGGTGATACGAAAAAGTCAGTTAAGCAAGATGCAACTGATAACAACACAACGCAAGGAACACTCACACCGGAGCAGCAGCAGATAGCACAACAAAATGATCCTGCGCATGCAGACGGAGCACCAAAATAAAAATAAATGGCACGAGCACCAAAGGAAATAGCAGCGGATTTAGTAAATGCAGTAAAAGCAAATGCAAGCCTTGTTGGACGATACAAGTGCTATAAAACGTCTTTTCCATCGCAGGATTTACTAGATTGGAAAAATGCTGTAGCACAAGTACCTAAAGCAACAACCACAGAAGCAGCTCTTCAAACTAAACTCACTACAGGAGATGGTTTTTATACAAAGGTCCCAACAATCGACCCGTTTAATAGATTTCAAATCTTTAATGATATTGTTTGGAGTACTATTAGTACTGTAA